TATGGTCTTTACGTAAAGACCATACTTTTCATGGTAATAATCAATAGCATCCTGCAGGGTTCCCTCCGAAACACAGAGGTACTCGGCGGCCTCATATCGGCTCTGGCACCCTGCGTCGTGGGCTCGGACGATCCCGTCCAGTCCGATCAGGCGGTCGTATGCCCATGCACGGCCTTTCAATTCTTGTTTCCTGTTCTCCACTTGATGCTGATCCAGGATGTTTCCGGATGCTGTCAGGTGATGGCCTATCTCTTCGGCCAGCACGCAGGCCTGTTCCGTAGAATCTTTCAAATTCTTGCTAATGGCGATCACGCCATTACAGTACATGCCCTTTATCCGATCTGAACCAAAATCCCAATCTATAACGTCAGCTCCGCAGTCTGCGGCTTGCTGTCTGAGTTCTTCCGCTTTATCCATGGCCGCACCTCCCGGGTGATACAGTACCATGGACGTGTGTCCATCCATGCGGACAATGGACTCATTTTCTTTTGTTCTTGACAAAGGCGACAAAGTTGTCAATTTCTGCAAGCTCCTCCTCTGTGAAGTTTTCTCCCTCGAAGTGCGCGGCAAGAGTCGTTCCCTTAACATCGTCTACCAAAAAATCCAAGGAACAATGCAGGCAGGCCGTGAGCTTCATGAGCGTGGACAGCTTAATATTATCGGTCCCTTTTTTGTAAAATCCATCAATGGTCGTATATGGGATTCCGGATATCTTTGCCAGTTCAGCCTTGTTGCTGATCCCATTCTTTTTCATCAGGTATTCGAGTCTGGTCAGGAATGACATTTCTCTCACCGTCCTTTCTTTTTTTTTATGTTTCCGATTTTAGCACCTTAAGACATGTAAGTAAATAAAAATTACCCTGTAGGATAAAAATATTTTCTTGTAGGGTTGACAAATTACCCCATATAGTATAATATCGACATTGTAATTACGACATAGGGTAACAAGAGGCTAGCAAAATACGATGGAAGGGAGGTGTGTAGATGTTTCCTAATATTTCGGCGGAGCTCGCCAGGCACAAGATGACCATCAAAGATCTGGCGACTCAGACGGGGATCAACTATGAGACGCTCAAGCTTAAGATGCGAGGCGTCACAGAGTTCAGACTCCAGGAGATGATCAAGGTCAAAGAAGTATTCCCGGCCTGTTCCATGGATTATCTCTTTGAGTCGGATGGCATCACAGAAGAGGAGAAATAAATGAACGTGGAAGATCTCATCCAGTGCGCAGATATAGATGATTGCAAGAAAACACTCGCAGATCTCAGCAAAGCCGGATACGGAGCTGTGGTAACAGATGTCAGCTTCCGGTGGATCCGCATCACATCACTGCCAGATGAGAGCACAAAAAGGAGGACTGAATGAAACTGCATATTGAGAGTGAAGGCGAGAACTTCGAAATGAAAGCAAAGGCGGCATACGTCGTCCTGATCGACCCGGCGGACAGCGACGCGGACGTGACCCTGATGGTGGTTGGTCAGTCAAACGCTCTGAAGATCGTCTCTGGGATCGCGAAGACGCTGGACAGCTTTTTCCAGACACTGACCAAGGGCGACAGGAAAACCCAGATGGCTCTTTGGAAGATCTTCAAGAAGGAATACAAGAACGCTCGGCTTATTGGCACCAGCAAAGTAGAGAGGGCAGAGACCCGCCCGGTCACGGAGGAGGACTAATGGAACAGACAAGCATCACCGCAGGCGAGATGATCAAATACCTGCAGCGGTTTCCGGAGGATTCGGAAGTGGACATCATCGCGATCGACACCCACCAGGAGGAGAAGGTCGGGTTCCTGGACAAGGATGTCATCTTCATTACCTATGAAGCCAATCCGATGATCTTCATCAACATCGACAGGAACAACACCGAAGACATCACAGATGATGGGGAGGAGGACTAAATGGAAAGATATTGGCTCGTAAGTTTTCTTGAAAGATGGAAAAGCGGCCGCGTACAGGCCTACCAGACAGCGATCCACTGCGAGACGCTGATCCGCGCCGCAGAGGTGGCGGGTGCAGAGCTTCACGTTCGGGCAAAGGCAAGCGGCACTGAATGCCTGATCTATAGCATCGGGCTTGCCGATGAAGATGTGGCCGATCTGGTTGGCAAGGCAGAGCCCGATACGCTCGGGATCGAATGGCCGAAGTGATCAGTCAGAAGGGAGGGCACCATGAAAGTGATCGACACCCTCTTCGGAGACGCGGCATCCCCACAGAACTTGGCTGCGCTGGCCCGGGCGGTCGGTGTGTCGAAGATGACTATATGCGAGTACCGTCGGAACCGGGAGAAACTGAAAAGCGGTTCTGCCCGGACGATCGCACGGATCGCGCGGGCGCGCCGCCTGTCACAGGAGGAAAAAGCGCGGCTCATGGATGAGCTTGCGGAATAGGAGGAGAGAATGGAGCAGAAAAGGGGCCTCAAGAAGGCCGAGACACAGCTTGATCAGGCACAGTGTATCATCGCGGACATGCAGGCGAAGCTGGACGTCCTCCGCGACGCGATGCTCGCGGCCGAGGATAACAGGGAATTCGCCCCTGCGGCGGTCGACATCGCGAAGACATACACGGGTCTGCTCGCGGCGATGCTGGACGACCTTGAAGTCGGCTGTGAAAACGCTTCCTTCGCGCTGGCAGACGCACAGAGAGAGCCGGAGGCGGCAGAGGTGGAGGGCAAACAGGACATTGCCAGCCGCCTGCTCCCCGCGATCCAGCTTACACGGGCGGGGGACAACGTACAGGACATTGTCATCGACCGCAGCGGGGATTTCGCCGAAATCCACTATGCGACCGGTACAGTGATACCGGTTGGCATCAGCTGTGATTCCGGGATCGCGATGATCATCGACGTCTGCAAGGCGTTGATGTGAAAAAAGAGAGGAGGCTATATGAGCAAGGCAGTGAAAGCAACACTGATCATTCTGATCGGCATCATCGTGGGCTGTTTCGCCTACTCCCTGACGGCATACGCCAAAGGGCCTGATCCGATCAGTGAGAAGTACACAACGGCAAACGGGGACCGGTTCCTTGTCAAGGACGGGAAGCTCCGCGCCGGATGGGTGAAGTGGCGGGGGCATACGTACTACTGCCACAAAACAGAATCTCTGAACTATCCGAAGTATTCCATGTACTCGGGGGGCTTTAAGATCCTCGGGGGCAAGTGGTACTGCTTCGATAATGCCGGGCACCTGGTCACGAAGGACACCACCCTGCTTGATGTCCGGAGCAAGGACCACACGGTCCGATATGTGTATATCCCTGGCAACTACCGGCTCCGGTACTCCACCGCCCACAGGCGCTATCAGGAGATGGACGCGGCAGGTAAGTGGCACGACGCGGGAATGGAGATCATCCCGGCAGGGTGGGCGAACATACAGAGATGAGAGGTAAGAGATGGGCAGGTGCAATAAGTGCGGCAAGCTGATCAGCGCACGGCTCGGGACGCTGTGCATGGCCTGCCGGTATAAAAACAAAAAGTCGGCCCCGTCGATTCAAAAAAAGCTAAACCTGAAACGCGTTGTCAAGTGCCCGGCTTGCGAAAAATGGTTTTTCACTTCGCATGGGCGTCAAAAATACTGTTCGAAAGAGTGTCAGTACAAGGCATATCATCCGGTAAAGGTTAAAGAGCGGACATGTCCCGCATGCGGGCAGGAATTTACTCCGCGTAGGTCGACACAGATCTACTGCGGGGAAGAGTGCAAAAGAAAACACAAGGTGAGGGCGCGCAGCAATAACGCGTCAAAAGTGAGAACCCTTACAGACGGCATCTGCGTCGAGTGCGGAAGGCATTTCCCTGCCGGATATAAGCCCACGGAGGCGCGGTGCCCGGAGTGCCGGAAGAAGCCCGCGAAGATCGTCGCGCCGCCGCACGTAGACAGCCCGACGCGCCCCGTGATGATCAGGCCGGGCGGATGGACGGGCCCGATCGTCAGAGAGCCGGACAAGCCCGTGAAGGCAAAGATCCGGATCCCCGTGAGCCGCATGCCGGACAGGGGCAGGCCGACAAAGGACAGGGCGTATGAAAGACAGAGCGAAGAAGAGATTAAAAAAGAAATCGCGCAGGCGGAATTTGGAAACCTGCTGTGGTGACTGCTACATGATTGAAAGGTGTGCGGAGTATGGAAGAGCACAATGCTCCCAGTACAGGAGCAAGAGAGATATCGCAAAAGAAATCCTGCAGCTGTCGCTTGAAATGCGACCCTGAGAAGCTGCCGGAGCCGCCGCACAGGGTGCCCGTCGTCAAAAGACTGTGCGACCTGTCGAAAGAGGCGGCGATCGAGGTAAAGGACTTCTATCGGGAGCAGAAGACAGACAGGAAGATCCGGTGGATGAAGAAACACAAGAAAAGGAGGACACATTATTGATTGGAGCACTGATCGGCATAGCACTCATCGTGTTGTGCGTGGAACTGGTAACCGGATACCTGCTTCTGGTCCACATTGACCTGCACAGGGCGGCGTCTCAGGTGAAGCCGGAAAGAAAAGGGCATGTGGATCTGGAGGAGACAAGGCTGGAAAAAGAAAAAGCAGCACCCACAGCGTAAAGCCGTGAGCACTGCACACACATACACACCTACATTATATCAGGAGAAACAGAAAACCTAAAGAGATGATCAGAAAATACATATTCCACGACCGTGAACACTGGCTCGAAGGAAGAAAAGGCCGCATCGGCGGCAGTGATGCCTCCGCAATCGTAGGCCGGAACCCCTACATGTCGAACACAGATCTGTGGGAGATCAAGACCGGCCGGCGAGAGCAGGAGGACATCTCGGATAAGCCCTATGTCGTCTACGGGACGAAGGCGGAGGAATACCTGCGGGAGCTCTTCCGGCTGGACTTCCCTCAATACGACGTCCGCTATGAAGAGGGCAACATGTTCATCAATGACCGCTTCCCCTGGGCGCACGCCTCCCTCGACGGATGGCTCGTTGAGAAGGAGACAGGCCGGCGGGGAGTGCTCGAGATCAAGACCACCAACATCCTGCAGAGCATGCAGAAGGAGAAGTGGAAGGATGGAATCCCGGACAACTACTACTGTCAAGTTCTATGGTACCTGATGGTGACGGAGGCAGACTTCGCGATACTGAAGGCACAACTGAAGTATGAATTCAAGGGAGAACTCCCCTACATGCAGGTCAGGCACTACCTGATCGAGCGGGCAGACGTGGAAGAGGACATCCGGATCCTCGAGAGAGAGGGAAGGAGATTCTGGGAGTATTTACAGAGAAACATCCGGCCGGCAACGGTCCTGCCGGAGATTTGAAAGGAGGATACATGGCACTGGAACTGAAGATCGTATCACCTTCCGAGGAAGGATTCGTGAAGGAGATCGTCTGGAACGCTGATGAGATCGCGACAGAAGTCGAGGCGAAGATTGGATATTACAAGAACCTCGTATACACAGAAGACCAGGTCACGGAGGCCAAGAAGGACCGTGCCCAGCTGAACAAGTTCATCTCAGCACTCAAGGACAAGGACAGGGAGATCAAGCGCCTCTGCCTCGCCCCTTATGAGGCATTCCACAACAAGATGCTGAAGATCATCTCCCTGGTCGAGGAACCGGTCGCTATGATCGACACGCAGGTGAAAGGGTTCGAGGAACAGCAGAAGAAGCAGAAGATGCAGGCCATTCAGGAGATGTTCGATTCGAAAGGCTTCTGGCCCTGGCTGACACTGGAGAAGCTGATGGGCAGGCATGAATCCACCTGCAAGAAGTGGATGAATAAATCCTGCTCCATGAAGCAGATCGAGTCCGACATGATCGAGATCCAGCACAGGATGGGCGAGGACATCCTCGCACTGAACGGCCTGAAGTTCGGGGCACAGATGGCACTCTCCGAATATAAGCGCTCCATGGATGTCACGGCAGCCATGGCAGAGGCCCAGAAGTTCGAGGAGGCCCGGCAGGCAGAGGAGGCCCTGAAGAGGCAGCTTGCGGAGCAGGCACAGGCACAGCCGGCTGGTCCTTCACCGGCTCTCGAAGATGAACGGCCTTTTGGCTCGGAGCCCGGTGTACAGATGCAGATGGATCTGAATCCTGAGCCGGCAGCGCCTATCCCCGTAGAGAGAAGGGAAAAGGCATTCAAGGTGTTTGTCACCAAAGAGGAGCTGGATGCCCTGAACCGGTTCCTTATTGATAACGGATATATTTTCAAGCAGATCAGCCTGTAACAGAGTATTCCATCAACACAGACGTTGATACAAGGAGGATAAACACATGGCAGTACAGAACAGTCTCACAAAGTCCAGGAGCACAAAGGCACCGCTTGCGGCATATCTCGCACAGGACGCGGTCAAGGCCCAGATCAACAGGATCGTCGGCGGCAAAGACGGACAGCGCTTCATCTCCGCAATCGTTTCAGCGGTCAATACGAATCATGCCCTGCAGGAGTGCTCCAATGCATCCATCGTCTCGGCGGCCCTCCTCGGTGAGTCCCTGAAGCTCTCCCCGTCTCCCCAGCTTGGCCAGTATTACATGGTCCCCTTCAACGACAAGAACAAGGGCAAGGTCGCCCAGTTCCAGCTCGGCTATAAAGGATATATCCAGCTGGCGCTCCGCTCCGGCCAGTACAAGAAACTCAATGTCATGGCTATCAAGGAAGGTGAGCTGGTCCGGTATGATCCTCTCAATGAGGAGATCGAGGTCCACCTGATCGAGGATGAAGTCCAGAGAGAACAGGCCCCGACGATCGGCTACTATGCTATGTTTGAGTATCTCAATGGCTTCCGCAAAACCATGTACTGGTCGAAGGAGAAGATGCTCGCGCATGCGGACCAGTACAGCCAGGCATTCTCAAAAGACGGTGCGGAGATCTCCACCAGATACGGGAAGAAGCACAAGGTCAGCTTCGCGGACTACGAGGCCGGCAACTTCCCCCAGAACGATGCCTGGATGTATTCCAGCTTCTGGTACAAGGACTTCGACGGCATGGCCTTTAAGACAATGCTCAGGCAGCTGATCAGCAAGTGGGGCATCATGAGTATCGACATGGTCAGCGCTATGGATTCCGACCTTGCGGTCATCAACGAGGACGGCACAAAGGACTACGTTGAGTCTGAGGAGTATGTTGTGGACGAGCAGGAGGCTCAGGAAGCCACGGAGCAGACTGAGATACCAGTATATACCACCCCTGCCACTGTGACCGCTCCTGTGGCGCCTGACGTGGCCATGCCTGCATCATCCGGAGGCATTGACTGGTGACGGTCTGGAGGAATTACAAAGGTCCCTCATCCGGATCCAAATACCATTCCCAAAAGGTAAAGACGCCGGATGGCGAGATCTTCGACAGCAGGAAGGAATACAGACGGTTCTCGGATCTGGTACTGCTGCAGAAGGCCGGCGAGATCAGGGACCTGCAGAGGCAGGTCCCCTTCCTCCTCATCCCTGAACACAGGGAGCCGGATACCATTGGCCCCAGGGGAGGGAGGAAGCCGGGCAGGATCCTCGAAAGGGAGGTCGAGTATTTCGCGGATTTCGTCTATGAGGAGAGACAGCCGGACGGCACATGGAAACAGGTAGTAGAAGACTGCAAGGGCATGCGGACAAAGGATTACGTCATTAAGAGAAAGCTGTTGCTGCATGTCCATGGTATTCGATTAAAAGAAACGTGAGCAGACAGAAAGGAGGGTGAATTGGCAGGCGGCAGGATACTGAAGAAGAGTATTTGCCAGAGCGAAGAGATAGACCAGCTGTCATGGTTTGAAGAAGTACTGTTTTACCGCCTGATTGTAAATTGTGATGATTTCGGGATATTCGATGGACGGACAAAGATTATCAAAGGTTCGCTCTTCCCGTTAAAAGAGAATGTATCGCTGAAGCAGATCGAGAATGCGATCATGAGGTTAGCGACTGTTGGACTGGTCCGAGCATATGAAGTGCAGGGACGACCGCTCCTTCAGCTACCGACCTGGAGTTCACATCAAAGAGTGCGAAACAGCAGACACATATATCCGGCACCTGAAGAAGCGGAAGATTTTGACAACTCGCCGCAATTCGCCGCAACTCGCCGCGAATTGCCGCCTAAATCCGAATCCGAATCCGAATCCGAACCCGAATCCGAACCTGAATCCTATGTATGCACGGAGCTGCAAGGCAGCGCCGCGCCGTCTGACGCCGAAAAACCTGGTAAAGCACCTGCAGCGGTGCCTGCCCTGATCCTGAACGACGGCACAGAGTGGATTCCGGATCAGTCTGACGTGAGCGGATGGGAGAAAGTATATCCTGCCGTGGACATAAGCACAGAATTCGGGCGTATGAGGGAATGGTGCATGAGCAATCCAAAGAGGCGCAAGACAGCCAGGGGAATACGTCGCTTTGTAACAAACTGGCTTGATGGTGAGCAGAACAGGCCAAGACGTAAGCAGAAGCCAGGGAAAGACCAGGAGCTTCGCGGTGCAGATGCTTACTTCGCTATGGCTCAGGAGGAGCAGATGCAATGACGATTGACGAGACAAAGAAGGTGATGGCATATATCGCGGCAGCATATCCCAGATACTTCGCTAACGTTACCCGGGAGAGTGCAGAGAGGCAGGTTATCCCCTGGCATGATGCTCTTGGAGAATATTCGGCGGGTGCTGTGATGACCGGCGTGAAAAGCTACATCAGTGCCGACAACAGCGGATTCCCGCCCGCACCGGGGCAGATCGTGCACTATATCCACTTTACCGGAAATCCGAGAGACCACAGCGGAACAGAAGCCTGGTCGTTGGTTCGCAAGGCTGTGAATTGCCCATGGGACCAGATGGAGGCATCCTTCCTGACACTTCCGGAGACGGTGAGAAAAGCTGTCGGCAGTGCCGCGAGCCTGAAGGAACTGGCCATGATGGATTCGCAGAAGTTTGAGACTGTGGCGCAGTCCAATTTCCTGCGGATGTACGATGCGGAGAGACGCCGCGAGGCAACAGAGCAGAGGCTCCCCGCTGCCGCAATCGCTGTGAGGGGACGGCTCCAGGCTGAGCTGGATGCAAGGCACAGGAACACATTCGGACTCCCTCAGGATGACAGGAGGAAGATTGAGGACAAAGGCCAGGAAGCTTCCGGCCCCGATAAGGCAAAGGAGCGAGTAGTCGCGGTCCGGCCGACAAGATGGCAAAACTTAGAGAAAGGCTTAATCGAGCATGAACAAAGTGATTCTGATGGGGAGGCTTACCAGGGATCCTGATGTCAGGTATTCACAGGGTGAGAAATCCACATGTATAGCCAGATATACCCTGGCTGTAGACAGGAGGTACAAACGCGAAGGAGACCAGTCCGCAGACTTTATCTCCTGCGTGGCTTTTGGCAAGTCAGGTGAATTTGTGGAGAAATACCTCCGCAAAGGAACAAAGATCGCAGTTACGGGAAGGATCCAGACCGGCAGCTATGAAAAAGACGGCCAGAGAGTCTATACGACGGATGTGGTCGTTGAAGAGCATGAGTTCGCAGAGAGCAAGGCCTCATCTCAGTCAGGCTCCGGAAACTATTCCGGTACTGCTCCTGCACAGGCCGCAAAGCCTGCAGACGGGCCGGCAGGATATGACGGATTCATGAATATTCCGGACGGCATTGACGAGGAACTGCCATTTACGTGACAACAAAGGAGGAGAGTAATGAGCAGATGCAGGAGCTGCGGAGCAGAGATCATCTGGATACACACCAAGGCAGGAAAGCAGATGCCTGTAGATACCAAGACTGAAAGGTTCATTGCCGATCCGGAAGGGAGCAGGCTCTACGTCATGAACGACGGCCACACGATGAGAGGAACACCGGTACAGCCGGGACAGGAGAACCTGGCAGGGGTATCCTCCGGGCATACATCCCATTTTGCCACCTGCCCAAATGCAAAAAAGCACAGGAGGCGCTGAAGACATGATTGGACTTAATGTACCCATGCCGGAATCATGCGGATACTGCGACTTTTGCACATCGGATGGTGATTGCATGGCAATGGGAGGAGATGTCCTTTGGGAATATTTACCAGATGATGCAGAGTATTTTCCGAACGGCTGGAAGTGTGAAAAGTGCCCATTGATTGACCTGAGTAAGTACGAAGATGAAATGAAATAATTACAGATTTTTTGGAAAGGAGCGGCGCCCCGGCCGGGTAATAGCTATAGCGGCTCCTGGATTTAAAAGTGGACTACAAAGAGTTTCTAATGACAAAAATGGAAATCGCAAAAGACAGCGGTTTTGAGGTGGATAAATCAGAGATCAATCCGGTATTGAAACCTCACCAGAGGGATGCAGTGCAGTGGGCGCTGCGTGGAGGACGCCGGGCACTGTTTGAATCTTTCGGATTAGGAAAGACGATACAGGAACTTGAGTTTTGCCATCAGTGCATAAAACACGATGGGGGGAAGGCGCTGATCGTCTTGCCACTGGGAGTAAAGCAAGAATTCACCAGGGACGCGGTGGAGATTCTCGGATACGAGGCTCCTGAATACGTCCGCACCATGGATGAGGTGAGAACTTCTAAAACACAGATCGTACTTTCAAATTACGAGAGAGTGCGGGACGGAGACATAAACCCGGCATATTTTACAGCCGCGTCGCTTGATGAAGCGTCGGTGCTCAGGTCATTCGGTTCTAAGACTTATCAGACGTTTTTGGACAAATTCAAAGGTGTGAAATACAAACTCGTTGCCACGGCGACACCATCGCCGAACAGGTACAAAGAGCTGATCCATTATGCCGGATATCTGGAGGTAATGGACAC